TGTCCTAAGTGCCATTTTGATAGAATGACTAAAAAGTACAATACAGAGGAGTTTATAATAAAGTCAAAGGCTATATACGGGGAGGATAAATATGATTACTCCCTTGTTAGTTATAAAAACAACTACACACCTGTTACCATTATATGTAAGGAACATGGTCCCTTTTCAGTAACTCCACAAGCGCATGTTGGACAAGTGTGTCGGGAATGCCCCTCTTGCGCGTTTTTACTTAAGAGGCCAGAACCTAAACAAGGGGATGTGTTTGGCAATTTAACAGTGATATCCCAGGAAGGGAATAAGGGTAGTACTGTTGTTTACCGATGCATCTGTGTATGCGGAAAAGAAATTGTTCTAAGGTATGGCCAACTAGTAGGGACGGGCTGTCAAAGAAGTTGTGGAGCAAGAGAATGCAGGGTGCTTCCTGTCTGGATGTCACGCCCCTATTATTTGAGATCCCATTCCAAGAAGAAAGGGTATATCACGTGTCGGGTCTCAGCGGAGAAGGCTCCTTTATACCAAATACCCACTAGAAAGGTAGGTATAGACGGAAGGGTGCCAGTAATGGAGCATATAAAGATAATGGCAGAGTATTTGCAGAGGCCATTAAACACACGAAAGGAATCTGTACACCATAAAAATGGTGATAGGGGCGACAATCGGATTGAAAACTTGGAATTAAGAGGATTATATCACCCCAGGGGAAACACAGTGGAGGAGAAATTAAGTTCGGATATAGAATTCATAGTGGCACACAGGGAAAATCTAACTCCGCATATGAGGGAGATATTACATTCACTGTAACTGATCCATATGTCACCTTTTACCCGGTTTGTATCATTATTTAAGACATCCCTGTACTTTTCGTACATACTTACGGATATGTGCCTACAATTTGTCTATTATGAAGTGGTAAAATAAAAATAATAAAAAATTTAGTATATATAGGGATTTTTATCTTGACTTACTGCCCTTTTTTTGGTAGTATATGAGTATGGAAAAGCTAACGTACAAGGAAACAAGGGAGTTCTGCCAGGAACTTGTAAGAGATCATGGGGTATGTCCTGGATTAC